AAAAGATTAGACTTTGAGATTGCGAGACTTAAGAATTGTGGTCAGTTAATGCAGCAAGGAATTAGTTTCCACCCTAGGAGTCCTTACTATAAAATATGTGCAGACGTTGTAGTTAACAATGTTAACACCGTCAAGCAACATCGTCACTCTATCCCTTCGGTTTCAGTGCCGAACGTAAGACCTTTATCGCCCGGTTCCGATCCCGTTGTGCCGACTTCCTCTCAGCAGCAGACAGTACCGGGGGTTTCTTACCCCGTAAGGCAGCAATCTTCTTCACCACTTTCTTCGTCACAGGTTTCACCACTTTTAACAAAAGATCAGCAAGAGGTTTTGCAAGCAGTGCCGAGGTCGTCGCTACCACAGCAATTGAGGCGGTAACAGTTATCATACCTGCTGATGGTATGTTCTGGACAATCTGATCAGGTATATTTAAATTCTCAAATACAGGGAGACATTCTTTTCCTACTGTCTCATACCTAGTAATCTTTTTATTACCCTCTACGATTTTTCCAACAGGGTTTTTTAATTCTTGTGCTCTACTTGGACACTCTGCTTTTGCAGGTGGGGGTGGTGTATTTGTCTTTGTTTCTGGTGTCTCTGGTGCTTCTGGAGTATTTGGGACGACTGGTGGGGGTGTAGATGTTGTTGTTATCTCCAATCTACGTGGATCATAATCTATTGGATTGAAACTAGGTGTTCCTGCATCACAGAATATTTGGACGCCATCTCTATCTTCATCTTTTAGAGTTTGGTTCTCACTACTATCTCTATGTGATTCAACACATCCAGGTATATTAACAATAGGAACACCCACCTGTGTAGACACGGGTGGGTAAATTGGTAATGCCTGTGGAGGATTAGTTACCCAATCAGGCATCGTGTTTATATTCACATCACGAATATCACCAATACGAATATTGTTATTCGGAATATTAATATTAGGTATGTCCATATCAGAATGGAAGTGCGCCACCAGTAGCAGAAGGCATAGCAGGAATAGCACCACCAGTAGCACTAGGAAGTTCTGGCATTGCTGCATCCAGCATTCCAGGAAGTGCTCCAGAGATTGCTTCTGCTGCTGCACCAGCAACTTGGGATTTGATATTCTCAACAATAGAATCCTTATTGAGATATATCGCAGCACCACCTCCAACTATACCAGCAGTTCCTACAAATGACACTACTGCTAAAACATTAATTACTTTTTGCATTTAAATTTTCCTCAATCTATAAAAAAATCATCAGCGAAAGATTTCTTACTATTTACACTAGGAACAAGTTGATACGCCATCTTATCTCTCAGCATATTAATACGCTTATCATCATACTGTCGGAAGTTATCTCTTTTCTCTACCTTCTTATAATAGTGTAGAGCATTAAGGATGATTGTATAATCTTCCATAGTCAGTTCAAATTTCATGGTTTATATCGCATGTTAGTTCGCAGTTGTCACCTTCAAACTCAGAGTTTGGGATGAAGGGTGTAGATCCACAGACAGCACTTCTATACCATCGTGCCTTTCTGCCTTCTGATTTCCCTGAGTGCTTCAAGGTCCATGTTTTTTGTTCCTCCGTCATAAGCATGAGCATAACCCTCCTCGATCATTTGCTCGTTAAGCGACACGTCTCCGTCCCCAATGTAAAGCCAACCCAGAAGACGCCCGTACTTCCCAGTGCCACCAACAAGTTCAGTCCTAACAGACAACTCATCATCACCAGCCAACGTACCTTCGAGTTTTTCTTTGAGCCAGTTGGTTGCTTCGATTCCAAGTGCCTTCTCCTCTAAATTTCTGGTTCTTTTTTCTGGCGTATCAACTCCTGCAACTCTAACTCTTTCTTTCTTGTATAAATCAAACCCGAGGTCAATAGTGACATCAATAGTATCGCCATCAAGTACACGATTGATCTCCGTCACTCGGAAGTTGTAGCAGCTCTTTCTGCTTGGTGGTATCATTTTTCCCATCTTTTAATTCCTCAAATGCTTCTTTTAATATGTATACAATATATGCTAATGCTAATGCTGCAGCAAGGAACGTTAGAATAATTACTGACCATACAGGATCACTTGGGTAATCGAGAGGACGTAATAATAAATTCATAGATATCCTCCCCAGGTTTTCCAGAAGTCTAAAAAGTAAAAGTCAATATCTGTCAGAGTTCCAGAGGGAGAAACTGTATCTTTATCATATGCCCATTTAATACAAAATCTAGTAATTTCTTCTGACCCTTTTACATGATTCACACCATACATTCTAGAGAATGAACTCATAGCAAAGTTGTAACGTTCTTTAGTGTGCTGTCCCATTTCCGTCATAGTTATCGCTCTCATAGTAGATATTTTCTCCCTTGTAAATCGCAAAAAATATAGTGGTCAATACAAAAGGTATTGAAATCCATAATAGTACATTTCCAAACATACTTTATCTTCCTTTATATTTTAGAGGCCATGTGAAGTGTAATGTGTAACATAATAAGGATATGAATCCAAATACAAATAGTCCGCTCATCATAGTTTTATATTCAACCAAGGTAACAGTGGAGGTATTACTCCTATGAGCCTGAGGAGACCCTCAGCAAATAAAGCGAGAACAACCCAACCCACACACATAGAAATAATTCCAGCATTGCGGTTGTGTTTACGAATTGCATCATCGATCATCTCCTGACATTCTTCTTTGGTCACATAATGTTTTTTCATACAAACTATCTATGATATCTCTGCGTCATTATACTTATATTTTATCTTGACTTCGTGACTAAGTTTTGATTAGCAATCATTAAATACAGAACCAACAGTAGACCCAACAGTAGAACCCACTTTACCACCTAAAAGGGATATCCAACCAGCAGCCAACCATCCAACATATGGAATACCAATCACAGCAGGAACACCAATACCAGCAGCAATACTAGTTCCTGCCATCGCACCTTGTGACCGTGCTCCAGCGTCCGCCACGATACACTCTATGTCTTTTGCAGACTTTCCCTCGCCGTCTACAGCACCTCCTAGATTTCTAGTGCCGTCCATTGTATATTCATCACGTCTATATTCAGTTCTCTTCTCACTACTATTACCACCAAAGAAACCTCTCTTACTTTTATCTAAGTCAAGTGATCTCTCAGAATTAAGAACAGCAGGATCGTTTGCTCTGTATTCTATACTATAACCTTCTTTACCTGCTTCAATTTTATAAGAGGAATAATCACCCCTAGGCAAATTAATAATTGGAACTTCTGGTGTTTTTGTTGCTTTGATGATGTGCCCTAGAACACCAATGTGTGCCACAGCAACAACACCACCAACTCCCAACGCAGTCCATTTAAAGAAGTTCATAAGATTACATCTGGTAAGGTTTATCTGTTGAAGCAAATCCAATTTGGATTGGTGCTTGTTCGATACGAATAGTTTGAGCAGGTGCAGTTTGTGCTGCAGCAGCAATCAATCTTTCCATATCTGCTTTACTAATGCCGCCACCACCGCTGCTAGATTCTCCTGCTTTCTTTGCTGCCTGGACACCAAAAGTAGCTAAAACTCCGGTGAAGACGCTGGCTATAAAAGTCGGATCTAGTTTTTGTTCAGGAATACCAAGGGCTGGAGGTAACTTGATGTATGCCAGCGTGAGTATTCCGCCGCTCCAAACAAGGATACCAAGCCTAACAAAAGTAGAAAGGATAGCAAGCTGTTCTTCTTTGTCACTTGCTGCCTCCTTCATTTTTCCAAGAATACCTTTCTTCTTGGGTTCTTCTTTTTTGACTTCTTCTGGCATTGAAAGGAAGCATGGTTCTTCTATTTAGAAAAAAAGAGGGTCATTAGACCCCCTCAAAAACTGGTCTCATCATACCCTTATCGGGTGGACCATCATCGTCATCTGTTGGTGCTGTAATGATATAAGCAATAATAAATCCTACTAACAACCATACATATGTGTTCACCAGATTCCCGGAATGATTTGACCTGTTGTTGCGTAGGCACCGATTGCTGCGATGACTCCGAGCATTGCTGCCCAACCATTAATCCGTTCTGCGTTTTCGTTCATTTGTTTTGCTCCTATTTAAATCCTTTGTTTTTGTCTTGAACCTCTACATGTGAGAGGACATCGCTTTCTTGAAACCAAACTCCTAATACTTCTCTGTAGTCATCAAATGTATGAGTCTTTCCTGCTTTAGAATAAACCTTATAGGTATGTCTATCGTATGAAAGATTTGAAGTTTGCTCAAAAAACTTTGGTAATCCAGTCATACTTTGCGCTTTGAAAAATCATACACACTGGTCTCACCATAAATTTGGTGATCTTTGTATCCTACAACTCTACCTTTAGTATTTTGTATTGCAGACATCATAGCAATGATGAGATAGATTGCAGGTGCTCCAACAATAAGAGCAGCAGCAAATACATATCCTGCAAGGAACTCAGCAATAGTATGGTTGGCAGCCCAAGTAAAATCAGTCTGCGTCAAAAGTTCAATCATTTTCTTGTATGGTTTTGTTGTAAACTAAAATCTGTTTACCATCATGGGTAAACACTAATTCGTCATCATGATCCCAACATAGTTCTTCATAGAGGGCATTGAGTCGTTCCATATCCTCATAAAGTTGGTTGGGATTAGACATTTTCATCTCCAGATTGTGTCATCACTGCTGCTCCAATAAAGGCAAGCATCGTGATAGCAAGGACTGCTAACATTAGTATAATGCCTCCTCCTGCTCTGTCAAGATTGTACAGTCTGATGTTGGGTAAGCAACACATGTGAGGACAAACCCTGCATCAATCTGATCATCGTCAAGGAAAGATTGATCTGATTGGTCAACAGTACCAACTTCAATCTTTCCAGCACAGGAAGAACAAGCACCAGCACGACATGAATAGTTCATGTCGATTCCAGCCTCTTCTGCAGCATCTAGGAGATATTGATCATCCTGACACTCTATAGTTTGTGCAGTTCCTTCTGGAGTCTTGAATGTGATGTTGAATGCCATTAGTAAGTTTCTGATAGTTGTTGTATACTATAGGATAGTATTACAAAAAATGCAATACTAGTTATAGTAAAAAT